CGAGATCGCTCAGTGTCTCGTGGGCTCGGAGATGTGTATAAGAGACAGGTCCAGCCGTCTTTTTCAAGTTTCGCCTGCAAGTCGTCCAGCTCAACGCTCATAAATGCAGCCTTTTCTATCAGCGGCGTTACTAATTTTCTTTTGTTTTCGTCTAAGTCCTTGAAAATTCCCTTAAGTCTGGTCTTTTCGGTCTTTATCCTCTGTTCTTTGGTTTTCTCTTTCTTTGTTGCCATTCCTTTACCCCGCTTTCCATTCCTGCGCCGCACCACACCCCCTACACCACCCGTGCGCACGCCCGTAGGGTAATTTTAGGGTATCCCCCTCGGTATTTGCCCCCTTTAATTATTTTTCTGATATGGGGGGAGTATGCCGCCGTTCTCGTCGAACCGATACCGCTTATGCCTCTCCTGTTTGTGGTGTTCCTTGTTGTGGCAGTCTTGGCACAACGCCTCTAAGTTATCCCAGCACAACGTAACGCTTATGTCGTTTATGTTCTCTCTGTTAAGCCAGCGCTTATGATGCACTATCTTTGCAGGCTGCCCGCAGCGTTCACAAATATAATCTTGTGACATTAAATAAGCGGCTCTGGTTTTTTCCCATGCCGCTGATAAATAAAAACTCTTAGCCCATGCTTTCATACTGTCCCCTCTCTTTCTTCATTCCCCAGCGCCCTAAGTTTCATGCGCTGGGTGGAGGCTAAAGAATGAATAGAAAAAGAGTAGGTAACTGCTGCCGCACATGGCTTAAGCTATCGCCTACTCATTTCATGCTACCATTGTATCTCTTTTGTTTTCCCATGTAAACACCACGTTTTTACCATTACTTTACCACGCCAGCTGTGCGCTCTTCATCAATCCCCCACAATAATACTGACAGCTCATTTATGATACCTGTTACCCAGCGCCTCGGTGTATTCTTTCCTGTGTCCATCTGCTCTGCAATTTCCGCATAGTCCATGCCCTGCATGAAATACATTTCAAAAGCCTTGTACTCTACGCCTCTGCCTGCTGCCTCTCTACGGCGTTCTATCTCTTCTACCGCCTTGTCTATATGCGCTGTCATTATCAATGTCTTAAAGCGTGTGCGTCTGATACTCTCTAAGTATGTACGCTGCTGCTCGTCCGTCATACCCTTAAGCTCCAACTGCTGCCCGTCGCTTATTGCGTTCTCGATATGGAAAACCGCATCACGGTAGCATTTCATAAGCGTAAAAGTGTTGTGGTATTTCTCTTTCTTTCGCTCCTGCTTTTCCTGTCGTTTCAGTTCCGTTATTGCAGCCTTTGCCTGTTTCTGCATCAGCTCTGTTAATTCGCTTTCGTGCAGCTGTACCCAGCTTTCAGCCTCTGGCGGCATTTCTACCCCTGTTGCCGCTGTTGTCTTTGTTTCTTCCTGCTCCATGTTCTGTACCTCGCTTTCTGTTAATTAAACGGCAGCTCTTCGTCTGCTCCCCCTGGGATATTCATAAACCCGTCACTCTCCGGCAGCTGCTGCCCTCTCGCCTCTGCCTCTGCTTTGCTCTCTCCAAATCCTACGCTATTTGCCACAACCTCTGTGTAATATACCTTGCTGCCCGTGCGCTGGCTCTCGTAGCTGCCTGTTTTAATCTTGCCCGTAACCTCTGCCCTGCTGCCTTTGCTTAACCATTTCTGCGCCCATTCCGCAGTACGCCCGAAACACTTAATATTTATAAAATCTGTGTCTTTCCCGTCGTCTACCGCAAGCGTAAAGCGGGTAATAGCTGTACTGTTGTCCTGCCCGCCATATCTAAGCTCTGGCTCTCTTGTAAGCCGCCCTGTAAGTGATACATTATTCATTCTCTCTGCCCCTCTCTTCCAGTTTGTCCAGTTTTGAAAATATCGCCAGCAATTCCAGTGCTATTATACCCAGTAATATATTCGTCATTTTCTACCGCCTCGCTTTCTTCCCTTAATCCAGCTGCCACATTGCTAAGCGCCGCCGCTACGCTCTCGCAGAATGTCGCCAGTACTGGCTTTATGCTCTTTACCCAGCTGTTAATAGCTGCCGTCAATGTTTCTGCCGCTGTTGGCAATGTTTTATTTATCTGCCTTGCCATTTTTCTTGCAAGCCTGCGCTGTTTTCGCTTGTCCAGCTCTAACGGCGGGTTTACTCCGTGTTTTTTCTTGTAGTTCTTTTTCCACTGTCTGTATTTCACTGCTTACGCCCCTTTCTCCATATCGCATACGGCAATATCCATACTGGCGCTGTTATTATCAACACCGCTTTTGCTGCGCATATCGTCACAAATACTGCTACGTCTACTGCTGCCTGTCCAATTTCTTCCACTGCATCTACTATGCCGTCCATATACTCAAACATTTACTACCCCGTTTTCCTGCTTAATCTCAATATTTCTGCCGCCTCGCTGCTTTATGATTGCCTCTACGTGCAAGTATGCAGGCAGCATAACCACGCTGCCTGTTCGTAACTGATATTCTACGCTTTTCCGCATCTTCTCGTATTGCTCTGCCTTGCAAAACGCCGTACAACCCAGAATAATTGTAAATACCTGTGCTTTCTTCTTTTTCCGCTGCCGTCTATTCATGTTCTGCCCCGCTTTCCGTGTCCGTTTCGGACACCTTACCTGTATAGTCTGTTACTCTGATACCCAGAATACAGTAGCCCTCTGTAAGCCCTGTATAATCTTCCAGCATATAAATAATATCTGCATCAATCGTGCGCCCTGTGTGCTTACCGTCCTTAAATTCCAGCATTTTAAGGCTGTCACCCTGTTTGTATCCTCTGTCATTCTTCCGTAGCTCAAAGCTCTTTTTTCCGCTTATTACGTCCTCGTAATCAGATGCCACTATCTTTAATTCATGTTGCTTATGCTCTATATTCCCCTCGCTTGGCAGATGCTCCATTTTTTCTGTGTCTGCCCGCTCCTGCAATTTTTTCTTTGTCTGGCGGTCTATAGCGTCCTGCTCTTCGCTGTATCGCTGTTCGTCTGTCTTTTCAGCCTCTGCCTTATTTATGTACTGGTCGCATTTCTGGCACGTTCCCGTTTTTACGTTACAGTCCTTGTATTTCTGGCAGGAATAGCACAAAGATGTTATGCTTTCTGGGTGCGGTGTTTCGTAATCGTCCCCCGCCTTTTTCTCTGCTACCTTTTCCGCTATTTCCTTTGCCCTCACATTTTCGCCCGCTGCTGCTTTTTCCGCTATTTCTTTCTGCTCGTCCTCGTCCAGCTTGGCTGCCTCGTATGCAGCAGTGATACCTAAATTACCCTCTTTCAGCTGCTCTTTAATCTCCGGCGTGGCGTTGTTGTTGATTGCGTCCATTCTGGCTACGTTTGTGCTGCTCTCATTTATCATAGCCGCCACTAAATCACGCATTTTGCCCTGTATCTCTAAGCCGTCCTCTTCCTTGGCTCTGATAAGCGCCGCTTTGGTACGCTCTACTAATCTGGTTTTTTCATAGGCTGTAAGTTCCTGCGTATATCCGTTGCCAGCCAATAAGCGCAGCTCATACATTGCCTCGCTCATGTCCATAAAGCGGTAAAGCACTTTCTCATACTCTTTATGCCCCCGCTCTAAGTTCAAAATATTTGCCGCATTACGTCTGTGTCCGTCGATTATACGGTATTCCCCGTTTACTCTCGCCAATACTGTAGGCTGTTCCTGTCCTACGTGTAAAAAGCTGTCTGCCAGCTCTTCTATGTTCTCTAATCTCTGGTGCGTATTCTCCTGCGCTGCCTTTACCTCGTAAGGGCTTAAATAAATCTCTTTGTATCCCTCTGTCTGTGCCTGCTGCCCTGCTGCTTTCGTCTTTGCGTTCAGAATGTCATTGATACCAAACTTTGCCATTTTCTTAGCCTCTCTTTCCCTAAATGTATCTAAAATAAATCAAATATATTTTCTGTTCATAGGTTAAGCCGTCGTCATAAAGCATACGGTTAAACTCATTTTCTGATAAAGCCCGCACTTTGCTTTTTAATCTATGCAGAAAAAGCCAGATGCTAAAAACCATTTCAAGAGCTGTCATAATCTACCTCGCTTTCTCAATCCTTTGTTTTTTCTTACACTGTCCCATTACTCCGTTGCACATTTCGCACGTTCTCCAATGCTCGCAAGCGTCGCTTTTCGGGCATTTCTTCCCTGCAAATTTGCTGCCCCAGTTCCAGCACTCCGTACCACCAGTCCTGCGGCAATGCCAGTAAACGCATAATCTCTCTTTATGTGCCACGCTTGCTACCTCTCTTTCCCTGTATACGCTGTTACAAATTTCTTGTACCCCTGCGCCGCCCCGCAGCATGGGCTATACTCATAAATCGGCTTACGCATGAAAGTATTTTCTGCTACTTTCTTGGAATACCGAATAATACCCAAAATATTAAAATCTGTCTTTTGTTCCAGCCACTCTACGCCTGCCGCCTCGCCGTCTGTGTTCTGGTATGACGTAATCAGCACGCCTGCCAGCTTTAATGCTGGGTTAAATGCCTTTGCGTCCTCTATCTGTTCTGTCACAATGTCCAGCCCCTCTAAAGCGTCCTCGTCCACCTTTACGGGTACTATTACCTCGTCCGTGATTGCCAGCGCATTTACAACATTAAGCCCAATATCCGGCGGGTTATCAATGATGCAGTAATCATACTTGCCGTATATGGTGCAATCTCCGTAATACTGCACCTTTGCATATACCAGCGCTTTGTATCTCTCTATCTGGTTGTCGCTATCCTCTTTGGTTAAATTCCATGTAGCCCCAAATAGTGACATATTCGCCGTTACAATGTCGATACCCTCATACTCTGTATGCTGTATCAGCTCGTCTGCGCTTTCCCAGTCCCCAGCCAGCAGCCTTGTAACTGGTGCTACGTTCTCTGCATCATATCTGCTGTACGCCTTGCTTAAGTTTCCCTGTTTATCGTTGTCAATCAGCAGCACCTTATAGCCTCGCCTGTAAAGCTCATACGCCATGTTTGCCGCTGTAAAGGTCTTGGCTACGCCACCCTTTAAGTTCAAAATGCTTATTGTTTTCATTCTTTGCCTCTCTTTCCTGCGTCGCCTCTAACGCATGGTTACTGTTTCCTGCTCTTTTGTAAGCTCGTCTGAATGTAATAAATACTGCTCTATCAGCTGCGCTGCTGGCTGCCAGCCATAGCAGACGGCGGTATAATAGCCCTGCTGCCGCAGATACTCTAACCACTCTTTCTGTTTCTTGGTCGTCGTGTTCTTGCCTGCCTTAAGCTCTATGTAAAGCCCATGATACCCAGCCCGTGCAGCTGGTAGCATAATATCCGGCACGCCAGCCTTTACGCCCTGCCTCTTAAGCGCCACCGCTGTTGCTGCATCACGTTTGCCGCCGTTTGGCACATGATACATATATTGCAGTTCCGGCATAAGCCCTGTTCTGTATGCAGCCCAGTTAAATAATGCCTCTTGATGCCCGCTTTCGTCGTCCAGTCTAAAGTTTCTCATTTTCTCGCCTCGCTTTCTGCTTAAATTCTACATACTGGCAAATTCTGAAAAGCAGCCCGTCCTTATGCGGCTTGCTGTTCTCTATCGCCAAAAGCGTTATTGTTTCCTCGCTTTGTAGTCCCACATTTCCCAGTACGTCCCAGCGGCATATATCGTAATATCTGCACCGCAGGCAGCAGCGCTTACAGTCCTTGCCTTTCTGGAATAACCAGTATTTAATTTTTTCTATCATGTTTTCTGCCCTTTCTGCTGCCGTTGTTTTTTCAGCTCTCCTGCTGTTCAAAAATAGCCGCCGCAATTCTAAACGCCAGATATGCTGCCACAATCAGCGCCAGCAGTCCGGCTATTATCAACACTGCTGCAATGGCAATGCCCTTGATTATCTGCATTTCAGCCCCCCCTATCTGTTATTTTTACTAAGGTGTATCTTAAATACCCGTAGCCGTAATACTCTGGGCTATGTACTCCCATGCTCACGCTATTCTTGTCCACGTAATAGCCCTTTATTGCTTTTGGCTCTTTCTTGAAATACTCACGGTCTGAAATTATGTGATACTCTGGCTCTGGTCTTACTAAATTCTTGCTGCAATTCCAGCGCTTGCCCTGTAATGCTCCGTCAGTACCCCTTTTGTGCGTTCCTGTGTACTTGATTAAATAACTTGCCAGCTCTGCATAGTTGCCGCTGTCGTCCAGCGGGAATACCTTAACCCTGTTATGCCCCTCGTATGCCTTATACCAGCAGCGCTGTAAAATCTCTGTGTCAATTTTATTTACTACAAGATGGTGATGCCTCGCACCTTTCTTGCCTATCTCCATAACGTGTATGTATTTGAACTCTAACCCTGCTTTTCTGTACTCCTTTCTGCACTCCCTCAAAAATACGTCTATGTCCTGCCGCATCTGCTCTGGCGTTCTGTCCGGCTCTCCTTTCCTGCGGATATAGTCAAGCACTAAATGGTAGTCCCCATAGCCATAGTTTGCATTTATGAGTATCCTTAACTTTCTCTCTGCCTGTCTGGTGTTTACTTTCTCCTGCTCTTCTTTTGTTGGCTTTACTTTATCCCCTCTACTGATACCTTTCTTTTTGTATCTGCTGGTAAAGTACCTCTCTATCTCTATCGTATTTCCCGCTTTTGTTACCCTCTCTACGTATGGCATATATCTACCTCTCTGTCGGTTCGTTAATACTTTTATCAAGTGTTAAAACGGGCTGCCTGCCCGTTAAATTTCTTGACTTTGCGCCATACATAGCTTATAATTTTTATAGTATTTCAAAGCTGTATAGCTTAGCGCCTATGGTGTTTCCCCACCGTAGGCGCTTTTATTTTTTCATGTTTCCTGCCGCTCTCTTATGCGGCTTAAGGCATACTCATAAGCCCGTCTATATGCAGCTGTGCAAGTGTTGGCGGTACAGCAGTTCTCATACCCCATAAGGCTACATAATCTACGCTCGTAACAATGCTTGCACTCATGCAGCTTTGCGTAGTCGCTCGCTGCCCGCTCCTGCCGCTTTTCCTCATATCGCATATATGCTTTAATCTGGCTCGCATCTATAACCGCAATTCCCAGCGTATTTGCTGTATGTATTTCTCTGTCTATTCCCTCTGTTATGCCGTATTTCACGCCCGCAATAACAAAATCGCAGCCTTTCAGCAGCGCAAGCCCAGCAGCCATGCCCCTTGCCCGCTCTTCCGGCTTTTTATCGTCCATGCACTGCGTCATATATAAATGCGGCGTAATGGGTGCTAAGCCTGCCTCTAATGCCTGCCGTGTCAGCTGCTGCGCATAATCTATGTTTCTGTCCAGCTCTGCGCCGTCTTTCGCCCTGTATGGGCTGCATATATAAACCTTTCTCATGCCTTTTTACCCGCTTTCTGTTGCGCCTCTGCCCGTGCCTGTTCATTCCCTGCCAGATATGCCGCTAAGTGCATCAGCTCGTCTGCGTCTTTTTCTTCAATAAAATCACAATCAACGCAGCATTTGCAGTACCCCGTAATTTGTAAATATCCGTCGTATACTTCCTGCGGTGTCTTGCACTGCTTTAAATCATTTATCAAAGCTGTAAGTAGCATTATTGCTTTTATGCCTGTCTCGCCGCCTTTTCCGTGTATCCCTACTGTAATCTGCCGCATTTTTGTTGCGCCGTCTGCTCCTAAAATTGTTTTACTCTTCATTCTGTACCTCGCTTTCTTCCTTAAACCCAGCTAAAAGCATAGTCATTGCATCTATCGCTGTATCAAAATGTTTTCCCAGCTCTGCTGCATCAATAAGCCCCTGCTTTGTGTTTCTTCCGTTCCCTTTTATTACTTGCGTTTGCAAAATAGGTTTTAACTGGCTAAGCCCAGCTATGCTGTTCTCTAACTCTTCCTCACTCACGCAGATTTTTACATAGCCCTTACCAATGCGTTCAACGCTCATTTTCTGCCTCTTCCTTTCTTCTAATCAGCCGTACCGATACTTCATAAGCTGTACGCTGTTCTCTTTCTCCTGTGGCTGCGTCAAGCACCTTTTCATACTGGCGGCTCTGATACCGTCCCAGCAGCTCTACAGTGTCGCCCTGCTGCCACTGCGCCGCCTCGTCTGCCTGTTCCTGCCAGCAGATGCACGGTAAATAGCAGTTGCCGCCTGTAAGCTCATTTCTTACCTTTACTGTAATGTCGGTAATGCGCTTGCCTCTCGGCGTTTCTCTGTGTGTTGGCTTATTCGCTATAACGCCTCTTATTGCTACCTCGTCCTGCTCTACTGCCTTTTCTGATACCGCCACAAAATCTGCCAGAATATATACCAGCAGTCTACCGCTCTGGAAGTCCTTAAGCGTCTGCGCCTTGCCTGTCAGTAAAAGCCTGCTGCCCTCTACAAATTCCTGCATAACGTCAAATTCTATGCCGTTGCAAGCCCTGTATGGTACGTCCTCTGCAAATACTACCGTTACCTCGTCCGGCACGCCGCTTGGTCTTACCGTTTCCAGCTTTGCCATATAACCACAAAACGGCAGCCCGCATAGCTGCTTAATTTCCTTAATCTGTGTAAGCGTTCCTACCAGTCCCGCTGCATTTTCCTTGATACCGCCACCTGTAAGCTCGTCCATGATTGCAGTATCTAAATCCCGTAAAAAATCCGGCTTTTTCTTTGTCATACTTCCTGCCCTTTCCTTTCCTGTATGTATATGGTGTAGTAAAGTGACATCTGCAAATCACTAAACTTATACTGTGCTGTCTGGTCTGGTTCTAATGGTTTCATAAGCCCCAGCTCTTTCCAGCGTCTGTGCGTTATCTCCGGCACTGCTCTAAACTTCTTTACCTCATGCCCGCTGTACTTTCGGTATTCCTCGCTTATCTCATGGTCTGCAAACGGTTTGAACGCTGCCAGATACCCTACGTAAACCTCTGCTTTGCCCTCGATAATGCGCAAGCGGTCTGAACTCTCCAGCGTGCCTATAAATTCCTTTACTGTCACTGTCTTCCTCTCCTATTTCTCCGGCATTTCATACAGCCTCGGTATTACTGCTGCAAACGGCTGTACGTCCATGCCGCCCCTTACTATGGCTGCACCGCCAGCCGTAAACAGATAGCTTGCGCACGCTTTCTGTATCTCGTCCAGAACCTCTAAGCAGCGCTCTTTTGTGGCATACTCTCCAATTTCTTCTAAACACCCGTCACTTATGCAAATTACGTGGCGCTTTTTGTCTGCCTCTGCGCCGCCTCTCTTTTTCTTTATGTCCTCGTACTCTCCATACTCTACGCAGGCGTAATTACCGCCCAGTCTATACAGCTTTTCTTTATTCTGGCTGCGTATATATACCTCGCTCATTGTCTTTATCTCCTTGCCTCTAAGTTTTCCATTTCAGAAATGCAGTTTGACGGTATCAGCTCATAAGCTGCCGCCTCTATTTCTGTAAGCGCCTCTTTGTACTCAATGTATCCCCACGCCTGCCGTGCTATCTCTGGTACGTTCTGCCGTTCCTTAAAATTTTCTATATGTAAAATCTCGTTTCCCTGCGGCTTTGGAAATGTCCCCAGTGATAACGGGCGTAAAGGGCTGTAATATTTGTAGCTCATTCCCCTGCCCCGCTTTCTTCTTTATGTTCTTGGTAGCCCTCTAAGTAGCCTATTGCCTCTACGTCAATGTCCTTGCCGTCCTTACCGTCGTTATTTATCCGAATTTTGCCGTAGTAGGCATAAATACAACAGCCGTCATAGTCATATACTCTTATGCTGCCCTCTGTGGCTGCCTCTGGTGTTTCAATAACCAGCGGCTCTGCCTGCTGCATCTGTGCTGCTACCTGTTCGTCTGTTACTGGCTCGCTGTTCTTTCCTCTGTACCAGATAGCCAGCATAAACAAAATAATTGCCAGCACGCCTGCCGCTATAACGGCTGCGCACTGTATCAGTTTCTTAACTGCCTGTCGTTTTCGTTTTCTCATTTCCCGCCTCGCTTTCCTCTATCATTGCAGCCCTGCTACGCCGTTCTATCCCCGTAGCCATAAACGCTATTTTCATATCTCTTTCGTTAAATTCGTCGTAGTCTCCTACTGGTGCATCTTCTGGGAAAATCTTCTGTGCCTGTATGAAAGCGTCCATAAATGTACTTAATTCCTCATAAAATACGTTTCTGTAAAATTCAAACTCTAACTCTATTTCGATTTTCTGCGCTTTCGTGCAATATATGCCGATTTTCTGCCGCCGTCCGTATGGCTTGTATGCTGTTCTGTCAGATTTAGTACCCATGACCTTATACATACACTGCCGCAGCAGTTTTATTTCGTGCTTTCCGTTGTAGGAAAATATCGTATATTCATACTCTTCCTTTTGCAGTTCGTCTAAGGAATTTATACCGTTATCCTTAAGCAGCTTTGCAAGTTTCTTTTGCGCTGTCGTTTTCTCGCCGCCTACGCCCCGCTCTGCCAGTGCTTGCAGCTTTTTAATACGCTGTATTGTTTTTTCGTCCATGTATTGCCCTCTCTTCTGTAGCAAAATAGTAGTTGTCTACTATCAGCATTTTTTTACTGAAAAGGCACATAAGCCCCAGCGGTACGGTAATAACCGCTATTGTTATGTCGCCCTCTGTCGCCCATGCCGCCAGCACGGTAACTGCCAGCATTGCAAGCCCGTAGGCTTTCTGCTTAATGAAATACCAGCGGCGGGCTTTCTTTGCCTGCTCCCGCTGCCGCCTCTGCTCTTTTTTCTTTCGCATATCTGCTATGGCATCTGCATAGCCTCTCTGGTATGCGTCCTCTACTATCAATGCCTCTGCTGCCATTCTCTGCCTCTCTTCCTTTCGGCGGCGCTCTCTGTCTTTCCATGTGTGCCGCTCTCCTGTTCTGGCGTTTGGTTTTACCGTGCGGGCTGCTTTTCGCATTAAAAAGCAGCTGAAAACCTGTTGACTGTCCACATACTTTCTGGCTGGTATGACCGCCGCTATTTTTCCACGGTATACAGATTGCAGCTATTAGCCTGCTGCCCTCTGCCGCAGGCTCGCCATGCCTGCTACACAATGCGCCGTGTGGGACTTGAACCCACGACTTTCCGCTTATGAGGCGGCTGCTCTAACCAACTGAACTAACGGCACTGGTGGCGACTGCTGCCGCCTATTATTCTCCTCTATTTCCAGATATGAACCATAAATATAATGCTTTCACTTCGTAACCGCTTAATAATTCCATTTGCTCCATGCACTCTAAGAACCCTCTAAGTTTTCCTCTGTTCCGTTCGTTCTCTTCTTTAAGTCCTTTTATCTTTGCTCTATCAATCAGCGCTGAAAGTGTTTTACAGTAATTCATTTGCTTTTCATTTAATTTCTTAAGCGCCTCTCTTGTCATATCTCTTTTACCTCTCTTTCGTTATCTTATCCCAGTCTATCTGCTTTCTTATTTCCTCGCTTTTCTTGCTATACCACCCGTCCACGGTATAACGTAAATATCTTATGTACGCCCCTTTACTGCCTCTGGTTTTATCGTATGGATTTTGTTTTAATGCGTCCTCTAATTTCATTATTTTCCCTTTTTTATAGTGCCTGCTGCCCTGCTGCCGCTGTGTACGTTTCCAGCGTAGCCCCGCAGCGTTTGAACTCTCTATAAATCGTATCTCTGTGTGTTCCCAGCGCCTCTGCAATATCTTTTACGCTGCTGCCCTGTTTGCTCATAGCCTCTATGGTCTGTCTATCCTCGTAATGCAAGCGCTTGTACTTTCGTTTCGCCATGTTCTATGCTCCTTTCCGTCCTCATTTGCTTTTATGGTAAAAAAATAAGCGTGTCAGAGTTTTTACGCTCTGCACGCTCTTCTTTTCTGCTGTTTCCTATAAAAAAAGAAAATCGGCAGAGGCTTTATAACCTCTTGTCGATTTTCATTCTAAAACTTATCAATAAAAATGTCAACATTAAATTCGACATTTTTTCATGTTTTTATCGTTTTGCCGTTTTGCACAATACGTAGCCTGTTTTATTGTATATTTTCACTTTTAGGCAGCGCAATAGTAAGGCTGCCACTGCTGCCAGCCTCTCACGCTCCCTGTATCCGTTGTTATGCAAGCTGTTTTACCTCTTCCTCGAATAATTCCCCCGCTGAATGGTAGCCATGTATTTTGCGTGGATATCCGTTTATCCAGTTCTCTATACTCTCTACCTCTTCCTCTGTCCTGTCGTCAAAATTTGTGCCTTTCGGTATCTTCCGGCGTATCATCTTATTTGTTACCTCATTCGTGCCACGCTCCCAGCTGCTGTACGGGTGGCAGTAATATACCTTTGTCCGTTTTTCTTCCTCGTTAATAATAGAACGCTGCAAGCCCTCTGCGTCTGCAAACTCGCTGCCGTTGTCTACCGTGATTGTCTTAAATACCCGCTTAAACATATCAGCGCCCCATTTTCTTTCTAATCTATCCAGCGCCGCTACTACCGCCTCGTCTGTATGGTCTGGCAGCTTAAATATAATCTCGTTTCTGGTTTTCCGCTCTGTCAGCACCAGCAGCGTATTTTTTGACTTTCCCCGCTTGCCTAAAACGCTGTCCATTTCCCAGTTTCCGAACTCTTCCCGTGTATCTATCTCTTTCGGGCGTTTCTCTATGCTCTCGCCTGCTGCCGCCCTTGACTGCTGCCGCTGCACTTTCTTGTATTTCCGCTTTTTATTCTTCTTTACTGGCAAATCCTTATTAGATAACTTAAGGAAAATGCCCTTATCAATATAGCTGTATAGAGTCGTTACGCATACCGTTACGGAAAAGTCCCCCTCTTTCCCCTGCGCTTTCAGCTCTCCCAGTACCGCCGCTGGGCTGTAATCTTCATTTACTATTTTGTCCTCTATGTAATTTGCGTATGCAATATCATTTCCTATTTTAAGTTGTGTTCCTCTCGCCTTTAAGTTTTCCTCTGCCTTTTCCTGTGCAATATCTGGACTATAGCGCAGTTCTTCCGTGTAGTCGCTGTTTCGGTGCATATACTGCCCTCTCTTAAGCTCGTTATATATAGTGCTGCGGTGTACGCCCAGTTGCTCTGCTATCTCTATCACGCTATGCCCTGCCTTTTTCAATGCCTCAAGGCTTATACGGTCTGCCCGTGTCAGCTGGTGGCTGCCTTTCTTATTTGCCATTTCTTCTACCTCTCTTTCGTTCCTGTTCTTTCCCCATATACGACGAAAAGCCGCAAACTTTTTTACAAGTCTGCGGCTTATGCCTTTACCTATTTACAACACTTTTTACAAGCGGTGTATTTCTTCTTTGCTTGGCTTAGCGGTATGCTCTTTGGGTTTTTCATTCCCGAACAGTTAGGCTTACTATGGTATTTTTTGTTGCTACGGTCTACATATACTGTAGTTTCTCCCGTATGCTGGCTTACGCTGGGCGTTGCGTCCTCGATTACGTCAAGCTCTATATTGCACCCAAACGTCTGTACCCCCCCCCAGAAATTTCCAGTATTTCTGCGGTGTAGCGGGCTTTCGGGTACTTTCTCGCTAAATCCCCCGCCAGCTCTGCCGATAGATTTCCTATTACCTTATCGCCCCACTTTACGTATGCGGCAGGCTCTCCGTTGTATGTATACTTTTCTACTGTAATATCTTCACTGCCGGACATTCTGCTTAAAATATCCTGCCTGTTTTCTCCGTCCTCATTATTGAACGTCACGCCTACTACTTTCGTTCTGATTGTATCTAAAACTCTGCCACCAGATGCAGCGGCGGGCGCTGGTGTTCTGTTTCCGTTCTCTTTTCCTGCGCTTTTCTTTTTCAGCCCAAAATAGGCACATACTGCCGCAACCACAATGCAGCCCACCCCGCCTGTTATATTTCCAGACGGCAGCGCCGTTAAGCCACTTACTGCAAATAATGCAGCCACTACCAATAAAATTACCTTTTTCTTTGTCATAGTAAGCCCTCGCTTTCGTATCTACTTCAATTCTAAAATTTCATCAGCAGAGGCGTTAAGCTCTCTGCATATTTTCGCAAACGCTGGCACGCTCGGCGTTCTTTCTCCGTTTTCCCAGCGGCTTATATCTTTCGGGTAAACTTGCAGGCGCTCTGCAAGTTCTTTTTGCGTCACGCCTGCCGCTTTTCGTGCTTTTCTTATGTTCTCGCCTAAATTCATGCCTTACCTCTCTTTTCTTTTGCTCTCAAAATGAAAGCAATAAGCAGCTTTACAAGTCCTACTGCTACTAAAAATACTCCTAATTTCAAAAGCATACTCTTTACTCGGCTGTGGGTTTGTGTTATATTTCTTATAGGCGGCGGGCTTATCGCCCGCCTGTCGGTTAGGGCTTTCGCCCTAACCTATGTACTTACCGATTATGATAAGTATTATGCCTATGATTAAGTCTATCAATGCGTTGATTGCCAAGTCTCGCCATTCGATAGGCTTTTTCTTTTGTTTCTTTTTCTTACCCATTGTGCCGTTTCTCCTTTCCAGTGGCTTTGCCTCTTATTTGTTCTTATCTCCTTTCCATGATTTAATTATATACCCATTTGGGTAACTTGTCAACGCTTTTATGCTAAAATTCCTATAAAATTGCAAAAAAATAGAGGGCAGACAGCGAACCGCCCGCCCTCAAAAACTTAAGCTAATCTTGTGACATAATCTAAGCTAATCCAGCCTGCGCCACTCTTCAAGCGTCCCCAGCCAGCACTTGCGCCCTGTCCGGCTTTCACTTCCACAATGGTAAATATTCCCTGTCTCGTGGTTCTTCCTGTCTTTGCATAGTTTGTGCCTGCTCCCGTTCTGATATTAAGGTCTAAAATATCCACCTGTACGCTAAACGGAACGCCTGCGCTTGCCTGCTGCCCTGCTGTGGTATATACCGCTTTGCCGTTATCATCATATACGGTATAGCCCGCCTTACAAGCACTCTTTGCATTTTCCAGCGACGTAAACGCCCCCAGCTGGCTTGCTGCGTCCGTCCAGCTCTTGCGCACTCTGTAATACTTTGTACCGTTTCCTGCTGCATACTTTTTATAGTATCCCTCGCCGTACTCTGCACGCTTTTTCTTTACTGTTTCGCTCTGGTCTGCTGGCTTTTCATATCCAGTAAGAACGGCATCAGATGCAGCACGCACGCTGCCCGCCTTTTTCAGTGCGTCCATTACTGCTGTGTATCCCTGCAATTCTTCCCATAAAAAGCCCAGCTGCATATTAAGGTCTGCAATGGATACGCCCGCCTGTTTTGCATGATTAAGCAGCGCCTGCTTTCTGCTCCAATACGTCCACTGCGCCAGCCCATAGCCTGCACTGTCCTTTACAAAATTGCCATAACTGCCATTATCCACCGCCGCTGTATATTCTGCGTCCGTCTTACCCAGCTTATTGTTATAGGTGTTCTGTAAGTTGTTCGGCATAAGCCCGCTTTCAGCATACAGATTACCCATAATACCAGCCACGGCATAAGCATTTAAGCCCTTGCCTGTAAGAAAATTCCAGATTATTTTTTCATTGCCGCCCTGCGGTGTTTCTGCCTGTCCGCTGATTTTACGCTTAAACTCGTCCCATGTGTGGGCGCTGGTGTTATATACATACGGGTTAGGGCAAATCTTGCCCGTTACGTCGTAATGTCTGATTACATGAGATGCAGGCACGCCGTATTTATTCATAAGGTAACGGGTAAGTTCTGCCGCTGCCTCTACTGTTGCGTCCTCAAAATACCAGTCTTTATCTGTTGCGCCCATGCTCTTTGTGTTTTTCTTCCTTACGCACATTTCAATACCGATACTGTTAGCGTTTCGGCACTCTGCGTGCTTATAGCTCGATGCTCCACAATGCCACGCTATATTAGCGTCCTCTACGCACTGCCATACCTCGCCGTTAAATCCTACAAAGTAATGCGCCGACGCATTTCTATTGCCACCGCCATAATATCGGCAGTTATCCTCTGCGCCGCCCAGTGCGCCTACGTAATGGATAACAATATACTTTATTCTGGAAATGCTGCCATTGTTGAAATTGTACCCGCTTATCATTCTGTTAATTTTCATGTTTCCTGCCTTTCCGCATACAAAATAAGCGCCTGCGGTTTCCCGCAAGCGCTCTTTGCTGCTATGTCTTTATTATCCTTATCTTTCCTGTGTCCTGTGTTCCTCTACGCTGCCTGTGGTGCTGTCTCCGTCCAGTTCGTCTGTGTCCGGCAGTTCGTCCGTATACTTCGCCAGAAACTCCCGCACCTTTTCCCATACCTTTTTTACGGGCAGCCCGCATAATGCCATATTCTTAAAAATACTCACTACCTCATAGGCAATGTAAAGCAATGCGAAAAATTCAGCCACGCCCACGGTATCAAGTCCTAAGTATGTACGTGCCTGCTCCGGTATAAATCCGATTAAGTTAATCTTAATCAGTACGTCGATTGCCAGCATAAATACCAGAGAAATAAGCATACCTACTTTTCTGATAGCCCCGTCAATTCCTGCGCAGCTGTTAAATTTCTTCTCTTTGATTGCACGCAGCACGCCAAAAACCGTGTCGCACACAATCGCCAATACTACCAGCTGGATAATTTTGTTATGTGCCGCCGCCTCAATAAATTCTGTAATAGTCATGTTCATAAATCCTGCCTTTCTCTTAATTGCAAATCTTTTGCCCGCTCTTTCAGCTCTGCGCCGTCGTAGCCCGCTGTCTGCTCCCAGCTTTCCAGAGTGGCTATTAAATCAGCAATAAGTCTGCTTTGCTTTTCTATGGTTTCCTGTTGCTCTTGTACTACCCTTAGTAAATTGCTACTCATGTACTCGCTCCTGCATTTTGCCGCTTAAGCAGCCTTTTCTATGGCTGCCTCTGCCAGCGTTTCTATTTTCTTTCGTAGGTTATAGCTGTCGGCGTGTCCTGCGTGTCCCGTCCAGCTCTGTATACTCTTTTGTAGCTGCTCTTTTGTGATTTTCCCGCTCTCGCACTTCTTGATAGTACGCTTTATGCGCTTTATGCTGTCCTTTCGTACTTTCCTGTGCGTTGCCCTGTGTTTGTAGCCTACAAAGTCTATACCGTTCTTTGCTGCCAGTATGGTAGTTTTCGGGTTAAACTCTAACTTAAGCTCTTCCCGTAAGAATTGCTCTATCCTTGTAAGCCAGCTGCGCAGCTGTTCCTTGTCTGGGCTTAATATTACAAAGTCGTCCATATAGCGTATGTACGCCTCTATACCCAGCTCATGCTTAATAAACTGGTCTAATGCGTCCAGATAGATATTTGCAAATAACTGACTGGTAAGGTTTCCTACTGGTATCCCTACGCCGTCCGGCATATTGCCGTTGTGGTCTATTATCCTGTCCAGCAATGCCAGTACCCCAGCGTCTTTTATAACCTTACGTATTTCAGCCTTTAATACCGCATGGTCTATGCTCTGGAAATAGTGGTGTATATCTGCCTTGATAGCATAAAGTGGCTGGTCTGGGTGGTATTTGTTCCACTCATACAGCCACTCTTTTAGCGTATCAGATGCAGCGTGCATACCTTTACCTTTCCGGCAGGCGTAAGACTGCGATATAAACCGCTTATCAAATATAGGCTCTAACACGTTGTTTATGGCGTGCTGTACCACCCTGTCATAGAACGGCAGCGCCATTATCTGCCGCTCTTTCGGTTCGTACACCTTAAAGTAATGGTATTCGCTCGGCTCATAGGCAAGGTTTAGAATATCTTCCCGCACCTTGTCTAAGTTTTCCTCTTTATCTTTCGTAAAAATCAGTACGTCTTTTCTGTGGCGCTTACACTTTCTGGCTTTGTTATAGGCTTTCTGTACGTTTCCATAGTCGCCCATAGCCTCTAAAAGCGTAATGTGCCGCCCGTTCTTATCGGTAATGTATCCTACTCTCTTCAA